CGTTAATTATTAAAGCTGCAAACGCTTTATATTCATAGTGTTTTATACTGTCTTTATCTATTGCTAGGGCCGGTGTTATAGCTATTGCAGTAGTAATACATAGAGCGCCCGATAGCACCAAACTTCGCCTGCGAGCTACCCGCCCTAGCGGCTCGCCTGCGAGTGTGGAGCGTACCAGCCCAGTCAAATATCGTTTCATAGGTTGTTCACCGTTTCTCCATAACTACCACCATAGACGGGAAAGGAGCGCTTGTTTTACTGTTTCCAAACTTGAGCCTGCCCCGTATAAACGTCACCTCAAACTGTTTGCAATACTCGTGAAACCACCGTGTATCTGTTCTTACCGGTAATAAGAGGACCGTTAATAAGTTTGAGTCGTAAGCTTTTTTGGTCCAGTCTGCAATAGGTCGCCCATAAGGAGGGTTTAGCCATACTGCACTAGCTGTCCACGTAGCAGATAACCCGTCGCGCCTGTTTATATCCGGATGATCTAACCCGTACCAGTTATCGCACTTGTGATTAGTCGAGGATGCTGCAGGGTCTAAATCAAAATGGTATTTAGCATCCCACTCATCAAACACGTGCTGCGGCGTTGCCCATTGGTCCGTGATGGACTGAGGCATATAACTAGGCATCTTTAATACTCTCCTCAGCATCTAACAGCTGTACGCCCAAAACCCCACACCCGAGGCACTCAACTACAAGTACCCCGGGCGGTAAGTTGCCAAACTCGGTTATATTTTTATGATCCTGTACGGCCTTACATACCCTGCAGTTAAAGCGCATTGTCGCCATACTCGGACCTCTTTAGGTACTTCATCTCAAACAGGTTAGCTTGAGGTACCCAGTAATTGTTATCCCACGCTACCCGATACCTCGGCTGCATGGCCATAACTACAGGCATCCAGCCCACAAGGTAATACACCGGTGATTTACCAATTACAAGTATGGCTATATCCCGCATCCGTTCAGCTGGCCGTGGCCTATCCTGAATTATTAAATGGCCGTTTACGTGGTGTGTGTGTTTGACCTCGATATTTCCACCAACATCTGCGCCATCGTGGAAATCGTCAAAGCGTGGCACGTATGAGTAATCGTTAAAGTGAATAGCTACAGCTATCTGAGCTCCCATAGCCTCAGCCTTTTCCGTTACCATTTCGTGATAATTAAGAGCTCGGTTATATTGTCCCCGCTGCGTTGTAGGATGCGAGTTTTTTACCTGCATCCACTTAAAACCTACATCGTGGGCTAACTGCTCTTGTTCGTGGTCAAGTACTACGCGATCTAACCTCGGCACAATTCGCATAGCCATATAACCGCCTCACCACCTACTACGGTGATAGTTAGGCCCCCTTGTTTGGACCTGTAGTCCCCACAATTATCGCACTTATCCACAATTTCGCGGGTAATGCTGCCGTCTCTGTGGATAGTTGTAGCTACGCCGTTTTTAATCATCTGCATCTCGCCCATTACATCCACACAGCCTTACATTGGTCTGTTTTCACCTTTGACGGGCAAGTCCAGCCTTTATAGGCGTTCCCCGTTTTAGAGCTCTTGCCCTCTTTGTAAATCATACGTCCGTGGTTACAAATAGGAGATGACTCTATAACCTCTGCTCCGAGTTGGTCCGCCACAGTCTCCACTGTTGCAGCTAGTGGTACCGCAGTGCCCTCGGGCTCTTTACCGATACTCCAGTAGTCCGGTGTGCTTACAGGCTGCTCAACTCGTGCCATATCTTGCGAGGTGCTACGCGCCTTGTGCTCGAGGCTCGGAGTTAGCAGGCCTATGCACCTACCATAAGCGGACGTGATCGTATCCTCAACAAACCATTTTTTAAGATTAGCCGGGTAAGTTGCCACGTTGCCATAGGCATAGTCCACAGCGCTAGGCACTGCATCCTCATACTCACGGTAGGCCTCAGCTTTAATGAGTATCCAGCCCTCTTTAAGGTTTGCATCCTCGATATAAGCAATTAAGCGACCGCTCGGGAACTCAGCTCTAAAGCGCTTGATACGGCTGTTTACATCCTCGTAGTTATCTAGGAAAGTCATTGTGATACTCCAAACTTGAGTAGAGGCGACTCAGCTTTAATAGCCTGCTCCACCTGCTCGGATAAAGGAAATACGGAGCCGTCCGGCCAGTTACTTACAATTTCTCGGCACTCACCGCAGTAGCTACGCACGGTGCCTTTAGCTTTGATAGTCACGCTAGTAATAGTTACTACAGCTTGACGGCGGGCCTTTTCGTGCCACTCCCACACGCCTTTGACGTGACGGCCACCCCAGCGGTCCTTGCAGTAATCACAAAATACGCCTGCCTTTGAGGTGCTAATCATTGTTGCACCGACTTAGCGCCACGGCGATAGCCCAGCTGTGTGCCGATTTTCTTGCCCTCATTAAAACCTTTTGCGTAAAAAATCACCGCGGTAATCGAGGCTACGATAAGCATATAAATTAACACTTGTATCTCTAAAACTGTACTCATTGTATTACGCCCTTTGTTAAGGCCGATACGATCTAAACCCTGAGAGCTTAGCCCGGCTCGGCAGTTAGTGGTACACCATAAGGGTAAAGGCACATACCGACAAGATGCGACTAAGACACGCTAGGAGGTTGGTCCTCTTTTTTAGGTTTGGACTTGAGCCCGTTACTAGCTAGTACGCCACCGAGGGAGCCGGTAAGAAATACGGTTAAAGTTGTAAGCAAGTCTATAAAAGCCCGGTCGTTAGGAGCCTGAGCACTGACCGGCTGAGTTACAAAGATAAGCGCGTAGAGCATCCCAAAAACTGATATACCAAAAACAAGGGCTAAGGTCACTCCAATAAATACAATAAGGCGGGCGTGTAGATCCTCAGGGCTTAAACGGCTCATAGATTTCCTCGGGTATGAGGTCCTTGGTACACGTACCCACAACTTCGCAGCGTGGAGGTTGGCACTCGGGGTTACTCCAGTTTTCGTATTCTTGGCACTCATACCTTACCCATCCTTGATAACCGCACCCCGATAGGAGCAACATCCCCAGTATCGCCCCTATCAGGGCTTTCATTAGTTGGACCCTATGCCGTATTGCTTTTCGCTAGGTGCTAGAGCTTTTAGGAGTGGACCTACTAAACCTGCGATAAACGCGTTAGCTAGTGTCTTAGGGTCTGTAATGCCTGAGAGGTAAAGGGCTCCCACGCAGCTAACTGCAGCTCTGATATATGAGAGGCCCGCAGCTTTAAGTTGTTCGTTCATTGTCTTACTCATTTCTGCCCTTAGTTTATTTGAGTCATTACAAACAAGCCGGCAGTGCCACTTGACGTAATAGCGTAGAGGGCCTCGTGATCGCCCACCATAATCGTAAGTTTATCGCCGTTATCTAAACGGTAACCGTTAGCCGTAGTAACGTCCGGACCGCCAATATAAATAGTTCCGCTAGAGCTGTGTAAATATACGCTTTGGTCTCCTATGAGCTCAGGCACTACAAGAGTCCTGGTTGTAGTTACCGATACTTGTGCAGTCTTTGGCATTATTTAAGTCCTAGCTTTGTAATCATCTCCGCAGCTTTAGCCGGGGTTACTGCTACCTCAAAGTGCATTTCGTCCTTACGGTTTACGTAATCTCCGCCCCACTTGAGCCCGTACTTTTTAGCAAGCGCACGGATCATAGGTACCTTTTCAGGAGGGAAAGTACCGATTTTGCCGAGAGGGTGTTTAGTCGCGTTAAGGTCTATAGCTGTACCGGATGAGTGGCAGCTAAGTTTGTCCTCGCTACCACGTACCATCCTGTAAGCGTATGACCAGTCGTCAAAAGTACCGCCCTCGACCGGCTCGATTAGAGTATTAAACTCAGCTGTAAAAGCTGCAAGTAATGGGCCACACCCTTCGGCGCAGCGCAATTTAAGGTTTGTACCATCGACCTTGTAGCTAGTTATGCGGATTTCGTCCGGGTCTTTTGAGGCAGGCCAGCCGTTATAACTCGTTTGCATTAGCTGAGAAGTGTAGCTAACTCTGCCGGTGTGAGTCCTAAACGATCAGCGATAGCAGCTTTAGCATCCGCCTTAGCTTGTGCCTCCGCATCCTCCGCCGCCTTTTGTGCAGCATAAGCGGCTGCATCTACCTCGCGTTGTGCTACTTCATCCGCTGTAAGTTCGAGCTCTTGTACCTCGCCTGTTTCACAGTTCACGATGATTTTTGTATCTGCCATTTTATTCTCCTTATGATTTGGAAATGCCGTAAAGGGTTGCTGTTGAGTATTGCTGAAAAGTACCGCTACCAGCAGTGAGGGTTACAGAAGTTATTGCTGCTGTGTTTGACCATAAATTTGCAACTAAAGCAGCCAAAGCGGCAGTAGCGTTATTTTCTCCCACGTTATCTACGCTGTATGACTTGTTATTACTTGATGCGTAGTTAGGTATATAAATCTCACCATTAGTAAATGTAGATGCTGTGTCATTACCGCCTGATGTACCGCCATAGCCATAACTAGGTGAGTTAGGAATAGCACTACTTGCTGCTGCTGTGCCATTACCAGTTAAACGAATACCACTTGATGATGCTGTTGAGCCGTTAAAAGATAAATCTAGTCTTGGGTTACCTGCTGCTGCATCTCTAACACTAAACTTAACCACTAAATCGGTATAGGTAGCAGGAATAGAACTAAAACCCATAGTGGCAGCTCCACCTGCACCAACAGTTACAGTAGCAATTTTAATAAATGTATCTGGCATTATGCCGCCTTTATTCCATAGAGGGTGAAGGTTGAGCCTGCTGCAAAGTTATTGCCGTTTAAAGTTGCTACCTTTAGAGAAGTAATTGCTGAGGTGCTTCTCCACAGACCAGTATAGGCAATTGCGTAAGTGCCACTATTTCCTCTTGAAATTGTTGTTTTATAAGTTGTTGTATTTGCGTAATTAAAGATATTTGCAATTCCAGCCCAAAATTGGTTTGCATCTGCTCTTGCAATTGGAATGGCTGTATTACTGGTATCTCTGCTAGATGCCGCAGTTGTTCCATTCCCATAAACATAAGTAGCACTATAATTACTACCAGTATCGCTGTTAAATGTTAGACCTAATGCTTGGTCACCAGAAACATACTTTACAGAAGTTATCAAAACTAAATCTGTATATGTTCCAGAAATACTAGTAAACTCTATATTTGCTGCCGCAGAACTAAGTGTATTGCTAGCAATAGATGTATATGTTTGAGCCATTATTTTATCCCATACAGAGCAGCGTGAGTGTATTGTGGAAATGATGAAACATCATCATTATCTTTTAATGTGAAAGAAGTTATGGCAGTTGTATAAGTGTAAAGACCACTATACAAAGATACCCAACCGCTACCATTTGCATCATACCCACCAAGAGAGCGAATAGTTTTATTTTTATTTGTGTTGGCATAATCTAAAATGTCCATTATAAATACACCAAAAGTACTGCTGTTTGTGCTTGCTGCTGGTCCAGTTCCTAAAAGCATATTATCTCTAGTGGTTCCAACATCGACTCCAACTGTTGCACCATCACCGTATAATCCGTGTTCTGCATAATAATTTTGCCCAGCAGTAGAACCATTTAAGCGGATGCCAACGGATGCCCTAACAGCAGAGCGTGTTGTTCTTTCTAGCAATCTAAGTTGTAAATGAGAATAAGTCTGTGGAATAGAACTAAAGGTAATTGTGGAAGAACCACCTGCTCCAACAGTTACAGTCGCGATTGACTCATAATCTGTTACGAGAGGCGCACCCCAACTTAACATTCCCGATATGGTATTTAGCATTATGCAACAGCACCTACGACATACCAAGTATCTGTTGCAGTTTTAATACAGGCTGCTGATTTGTATTGCGCAAGGGTTGGAGATGCTGCTGTGGCTCCAGCACTTAGGACTGTTGTTGTGCCTGATGTAACTGCTGAAATTGTGCAGACACCTGCACCGATATTAAGGACTGTAATAACTGTACCGATAGGAAATGCCACCGAGGCGTTAGTTGGTATCTTAAAGGCGATAGCAGTTGCCTTGTTCATCACCTCTAGCACTTGGTACTGATCTGCTAGGACTGCTGTGTAGTCCGATGTGTTAGCTGTGCCTATCGTAAAGGCGGTGAGGCCGTTCATACCCGCGCTTGTTAGTACGTCACCGGTAGCCCACGGAAAACCTGTAGCCATTTGTCTATCTCCCTAATAACTTAATACGTTGGTATCTAGTACCCCGTATAGTGTTGAGTCTAAAATAAACCCGTCTATTACGGGCTCAAGTGTAGTAAATGTCGTGCGCCAAGTATTAGGGGTTACATAATGTCTAACCCCAAAGATTTGTAGAGTTTTGGTAAGCGTGGAGGCTCCGGGTTGGTTGGTCGTGATAGTTACCGGATCAAAATAATCTAGGCCAAGAGCTGCAGTAATGCCTGCGCTGTAGTCAGGGAAATATAAATCTAGCTCTATGGCATCGCAGCGTATGGAGGTCTCAGCTCGAGAGGCTACGTAAGCCTGCGCGTAATCGAGGGCTACCGCATCGGTCTCCATAAGTAGGTTTTGTTGGTTATAGCTGTGTACAAAGTATTTGGCAATAGAGGCGGCGTTTGAGGCTACCTGCGCGGTGCCACCTGTACGGGTAACGCTAGCTTGGTTATATACGAGAGTATCATCTAAACGCCATACAGCATTTGCATAAGGTATCTCTGTGCCATTGTCGTTAAATACTATAGGGGTACCGGCAATACTTTCTGTCGTAACGCTACGATCTTGGAAAACAAAGGACCCTGCAGCATCGACGTAAAAGGCACCGTACTCGCTTGTAGTCACGGTCTGCATAGCTGCTAAGGAGGTGCGAGGTGTGCCCGGGTCTGCCTGCATCGTTGTAAGTCCGGGGTCTACATCTCTCATAGACTCAGGCCAGTCAATTTGATCTAAGATTTGATTTATGCGGGTACCGGATAAGTCGCCTGCAGTAGCTCCCGTAACCGTACTAATCTGAGCGTTTTGCGCCAGTCTAAAAGCGTCTACAGCTGAGATAGTCGTATACACCACGTCATTAGCATTAAGAGGGGTAGTAGTTGTATAGCTAGTAATAAAGCCTGAAAACATAGGATAAGTAACACCTGCATAAGTAGCTGAGATAGCGACCTTACGCATAGGGTCGAGTAACTCGTAATAAGGACTAGCCGGGTTTTGCGGGTTAAAGTCTCCGTTTTGGTCCACGATACGCAAGGACAAAGTACCTGTTTGGAATTGGTCAGCTTGTGCGTTACGGCCTCTAATAATTTCTACGTTGTTTACTTGATCCGATACATCCACAATTACAGCTGCGCTATCGGCTAATACGTTAGTACCTAAAATACCTTGGTCGATAATCATAGCCTGAGCAAAAGCCGGACCAGTAGAAAAGTTAATAACTGCATTTATGACTGGGATAGTCATTAGATAGCCCCTGCATAGGTAGTTGAGTTACCGTACCGGTTGAGCTCTTGTATAGCGTTTTGGACTACAGAGGCTATTTGTTGATCTCCAATACCGGATGCGTTGATATTGTAGTTAATGGTTGTTGCTCCCGCGCCTTGTCTAGCTAGTTGCCCTAAATGCTCATCCCCAAAACCCATAAAGTCAGTAAGAGAGTTAGCGGGCAGTCCGGCCGCAGCGTTACCTGCGGACTCACCCATACGAGCAGAGCCGGCATTAAAGCCACCCATACCTATCATCGCTGTAACTACTGGTATTACTTGAGTCATCGCTAATAGGGTTGCTAAGGCAGCGTTAAGGCTAGCTAGCCACGCATCAAAGGGATTAGGTACATCGCTTAGGGAGTAAGCGTTAGTGCGTAACACTCCTAATAACCTTGCATCCTCAGTAATAAGAGCTGCAAACTTGGCGGCTCCTTGTACGTTGCCCTCACTAATAGCATCCTCTAACTCAAGGATGTTGGTCTTAAGCCGGATGCGTACCCGGTCCTCCTCAGTCTGCTTAGCCATAGCTGCAGCTGCTAATTGGATACGATCTATATCAAAGAGCTTTTCGGCTTGGTTAAGAAAAGCTGAGGCTTTATCTAACGCTAGTTTTTTAGCTGCCTCTGCAGCTAGTTTTTTAATATTATCTAAACGCTTTTTCTCTATAGCTGCTAACTCTTTTTGTCTTTTAATAGCGGCTAAATCTGCTTTCTCTTGCAAAGCAAAATAAGCAGCTCCGACTGGGAACTTACCCGAGATAGCGCCCGGCGCTCCCATAGGGGTATTTCTCGCCGTTACTTTTTTACCGTATTCGGATAGTTGCTCAAAAGCTGAGGGAACCGGGGTCATAGTTTTGCCGTTAATAACAACCGGCTCTGTAGCTTTACCAATATCTAATATCTTTTTAAGTAAATCGGATGCCCCAACTAAAGCGTAGGCTATCTGATCGCCAAACTTTTCCATTTTCTCGGTGGCTATTTCTACGCTGTTATCGCCTGCTAATAAAATAAAACTATCTACTAAGCCTTTACCTATTGCCTCTTTAGCTTGGTTTGCGTTTTCTGTAAGTATGGCTAATTGACCTGAGTAAGTACTAGCCGCATCTGTAGCCGCACCCTTAAGGCGTGTATCTAATATCTCCTGTATTTCATCAAAAGATTTTAACTGTAACTCGGCTTTTGTAAGCCCTGTGTTATAAGCATTAAGGGCTTTGCGATTACCGAGGTACGCCTGACTCAAACCCTTAGCGACCTCAGTTACGCCTATACCTGTGGAGGCTGAGATATTAAGGGCAGTGTTAAAGAGCTCTTGGGACTTTGTAACTGATCCTGTAGCAGCCAATAACGCCTGCATAGCTGGTACAGCCTGCTCACCTGTAACGCCGTAGAGTTTGCCCATACTATCTATGTAGCCTGTAACTCTTGAGGTATCAAAAGCCAAACCTAAATTACGCATAGTGTTAGTTAATACAACACCCTCACGCTCGGCATCCATAAATGCCTTAACTGACTGTTTACCAAACTGAACAAGAGCAGCAGCCGATAAAGTTACGCCTAAAGTCCTACCTAAGTTTTTAACAGTTTTCTCAAAGCTGTTTATATCTTTGCGGGCTTTGCCTAAGCCTTTGCCGTCATACTCTGAGGCAACACTAAATACTAAGTTTGGTAGTGCCATTATGCCGCCAGTCCGTAACTGCCCTTGCTAATTTTATTAAACTTTTCTATAGCTGTAGAAATAGCCAAAATAACCGCATCTTGCGCTTTGCCTCTATCCTCGTAAGCCGCTCTAAAGATTAAGCGACCGCGCTCCTTTTGTTTGTCTCCGTATAAAGGTCCCATACGGTTAATAAAGTGAGCACCTGCACCCGGGTTATTAGACTTGCTAGCTGAGTCACCTCCCGGATTTTTACGGCCTGCAGTTTCATATATAGAGCCGGCAGCTGAGGCGTTATAAATAAAGTACAACGATCTAAAACCGCTCCTATTACGTTTAGTAGGAGACTGACTATATTTAATACCGCTGACTACTGTTTTATGATCGTAGAGCGGGAAAAGCCGTACTCGGCCCTCAGTGTTAAATTGTCTAAAGGCTGAGTTACGAGCTGTGATTTTTTTACCTACGCTGCCCTCGGCCCAACCATAAAGGTTGTCCGGTTGAGGACTAGGTGCATAACCTCGAGCCTTATCGCGTAGAGGCACCATTACGCTGCGTATCTCTTTGTTCATTTCTTTAAGGAGGTCAGGGTCAAACTTGCGCATAGCCTTAACGGTTGCGAGCGCCCCCTTTAGCTCTACTGGCATTTTGTGCCTCCTTTGCTTGATCGTTTAATACTTGTATTAAGTTCTTAAACATATTTACGTCTAGGTCTAACAAGTACTGGGGCGGGATATGGGTAGCAATAGCCAACTGCGCCACTAGATACCCAAAACTCCCCCGCCCCACTACCCCAAAGGGAGATCGTCTAAAACCTCGACTTTAGATAATGAGTCTAAAAACTCGGGACCAAACACCGGTACAACCTCGCCGCTTGTGCGTATGCACTCGTGGGCTAACCAGTAAAGATCCGACTGCTTTTCGTCATCTCTAAACGCCTTCATAAAACCCTTTTTTGCGTACAGCTCAAAGGCATACTCGATACGTGGCGTAATTTGGTGCTCTGTTACGTTTCCGTCTGCCCTTGTTATTTTGAGTCGTGCCATTGTTTGCCCCTTATTCTTTTATCAGGATGTAGTAATTACAATAGGTGAGTTACAAGTAAATGTAATTGACTGTGTAGCGATATCGCCTACAGCGCCGTTAATATCTGTGGTGTTGTTTACCAAGATAGTTGTGCTGTATAGAGGGTTTGTCGCTGAGACTGCAGCGCTTGTTTGCTTAAGTGTTAGTGGCACTGTTGTACCCCACGCAGCTTGCAGCGTTGCGTTTACGTTTGCAGCTGCAGTATCGCTAAGGAAATCAAGCGTAATAGTGCTTGACTCTAAACCCTTAACAAACTTGTGGGCTGTATCGCCCATAGCTGTAACCTCTAGCTCGTCAAAGCTACGGTTAATTGTTGCGGCTGTACAGTGATCCGTCAGAACCACGCTATTGAGCGTGACTACTACGGTATTGCTGAGATAGATAGCCAATTTTATTCCTCTGTTTTCTCGATAGGTGTGGCTGTTGCTTTTGTCTCTTTCTTAGGTGCCTCGGTTATTTGACCGATTTTAATTAAGAAAGCGATGTCCTCGGGTGTGTAGCTCATTGTTTACTCCCAACTAGTTAATACGCTGATACTGAAATCGGCCGTGAGGAGGTCCCCGCTTTGCACGCTGAGTACTGAGGGAGCCGTCATACTGCCAATATTCATAACGATATTTGAGTTTGCTAATTTCTTAAAAACTGCGCAGGCCAGAGTTTCGATACCGTTAAGATTTCCACGGTTATCGAGCATTGGCACCGTCATAATAATTTTCAGGTTTGCTAAAGGTGAGATATTTAGGTTTGTGTTATTGCTTGGCGTTAAATAACTTTCTGCAGGCGCAACAATAACTGAGTTAGCTGTAATAGTTGGAGGCGGAAAATCGTAGGTATTCCACACGTTGGTATTCGCTAAAGCCGCTGCGATAGTCGCACGGAGCGTAGTTATTGGAGTAGGCATTATCCGACCATAGCCGCCGGGTTTGTGTAACCCGCAATAAGTCCGCGGATCTTGCCGATCATTGAGTTACCCATACGATAAGGGCTAGGGCTAAAACCGTCGATAGTTACGCCGCCTGTTTGGCTGACCTGCCGGGCTTGGAAAATATCCACGGCTAAAATCATCGCAGCCTCTCTTACAGCAGGCGTTGTTGCGTAGGTACTTGTCTTTGTATCTGCTCCTACAGCTGAGCCATAAGGCAATACACGAGAGAAATTAACGTTAGCGGCAGTTTTAGCAAACTGAATAAAGCTATATCCGTTTGGCCAATTCCATACGTTTGTATTCCAGCTAATAGCAGGGATGAGATTTGTAGTCCCAGTGCTCCACGGAATAGTGCCGGTAATTGTGTAAGTGCCGTTAAAAGTGGCACCGCATCCGCTGAGGGTCACGCTCTGCCCGGTGCTAAATATTGCCGGGTTAGCGATCATTACAGTAGCTACGTTATTTTGTAACGTGGTGCCTACTACGGGAGCAGAGTCAAACCATAAAAATTGGTTAAGTAAATCTTGAGCCGTTTGGCAGCACGTCTCGACAATATCGGACGAGTAAAGGTTTTCGATGCCGAGGTTAGCGCGTAGCTCGGCTTCGGTTACGTACGTGGCAGGCATCTTATTCTCCTTACTTACTAGGGCCGGT